GCACCATTTGAAAAAAGTACGAACCCGTGAGACCTCAAGTCTTGCGGGTTCGTTGCTTTCTGCGTCGAAGTTCATCGTCACCACAACGGCATCGTCCGACACCATCACCTGATACACGAAGGCGTCAAGGAGAAGCTCGTCGGTGAGCGTGGCCCCGAACTGAAGGAACCGCGCGAAGTTCTCCGGGTCTATCCGCTTGCGGTCGTACATGGCCAGCTCGCGCTCGGCGCGATCCTTCTGCGCCTCAAGCTCCTCGGCCCTCTCCTTGGTTCCGGGAACCACGATGCCCTGCTCCACCGCCTTGAGGATGTTGGAAAGGCCCGTCTGGGCGGCTCTCAGCGCCGCTGCGGCCCGTTTGCGCCCCTCGGCTATCTCCTTAGGCTCACCGCCGTCAACGCACATCTCGGCGATTCTGCGCGCCTCCTCCGGCTGCGACAGCAGCTCCCTCAGCGCCTTCACGATCTGCCCCTCAAGCCAGTCGCGGCGGACGGGCTTGACCTCCTTGCAGCTTCCGCAGGCGTAGTACTCGTACTTCCGCTTGGACGAGCCTCGACCCGACACCCCGCGCATGTTGCGCCCGCACGCCGAGCAGATCACGCGCCCGGAGAGCGCGAAGTCCCCCCACTGCTCGTTCTGGCGCTGCTTCTTGCCCTTCACCCTCTGAGCCTTCATGAAGACCTCCTCGCTGATTATCCTCGGCATTCCGTCCTTCTGGGTTATCCCGCCCCACGAGTAGATGCCCCGGTACTTGTCGTTGTGGAGCATGTTGTTCACGAACGTGTCCTTTATTGGGTTGCCGGCCCTCGAAACGACGCCGCGCTGACGCAAGTCCATCGCTATCGAGTTGACGGACTCGCCGTGCGTCCTGCGGCGGAACACCTCGCGGACTATCTCCGCCTCCTCCGGCACGATCTCATAGCGCCCGTCATCGCCCGTCCGGTACCCGAAGCACCGCACGCCGTTGGTCTTGCACTGAAGCGCGTTGCCCTCCATGCCGCGGCGCGAGCGTATCGAGGTCTTGCGGGACTCGCACGCGGCAAGGCCCTCAAGTAGCTTCTCGTAGATGATGCCCTCGGGGGAATCGGGTATCGCCTCAAGGGCGGACACAAGCCTCACGCCGTGGGCCTGAAGCTCGCGCTTGTATATGGGGGCGTCGAACGGATCGCGGCTGAACCTGTCCATCATGTAGACGATGACGATGTCTGACTCACCCGCGTTGGCGATCATCTTCTGGAACTGCGGGCGGTCGTCCGTGCGCCCTGAAATTGCATAGTCGCAGTACTCGGCGACGATGGCGTAGCCCTCACGGGAGCACCAGTCACGGCAGACCCTCAGCTGGTCTTCGATGGACGCCTCGCGCTGCTTTGAGCACGAGAACCGCGCGTAGAGAACGGCGGTCTTCTGTGACATAATGTTCATGCCTCCTTTCGAGGCCTTTGTTTGCAGCCCCGGTGATGTGTCTTGGCGGACGCACCGGGGCTTCGTCTTTTGGTTTACTTGGTTTCAAGCATCGAGTATTCCTCGCTGTATTCGCCGGTTTCGAGTGTGTACCCAAGTGCGTCGCGCAGGTTCTCGACGTTTCCCTGCGAGTATTCGTTTTCATCGCCGGTTGTAAGCTCCATGGCAATCATCGTGCAAAGCATGAGAACGCGCTCGTCCGGTTTGTTGTTCTCGGCATCAATGTTCGGGCCGTTCTCGTCAATAGCGGATTGAACGGCTGCTGCGGTTGTGTCGTAACCGTCTGAGCCGGAAACATAATCACCTGCAAGATCGTAAACCTTGGTTCCCATGTCGTAGGCGGCCTCTGACATCCCATCAGGAATGCTCTTCTCTTCCTCTGGCTGTGACGAGCATCCAGTAAGGCTCAATATCGCTGCTCCTGTAACGGCAACAAATCCCCTTCTAGTCAAGTTCATAGGTTCCTACCTCTCCCCAAGTGTCGAAGCAAGGCCCTCAGCAGTTGCAAGAAGGGCCGCCCTTCCGCTTTCCGATAGCTTTCGGTAAAGCTCAAGAAGGCGCTGCTCGTCCTTCGGGATGCCCTTATGCGCGCCTTCCTCAAGATCAAACAGGTCGCCGATGGTGCACCCGAAGTAACGCGCAAACGCGGCGGCAGTATCCATGTCGGGACTCGTCACGCCGTTCTCATAGTTTTGATAGGTGCGGTATTTGAGGCCGAATATCTCGGCTGCTTCCCGCTGGGTTAGGCCGCGCTCAACGCGCTTTGTTTTCAGGCTCATCTCACGCCTCCTTTAGCATCTAGGCCGAAGCATACAAGAAACTTGTACGTCTGGCAATGTTTCGGCCTTTACAGACACAAGATTCTTGTGTAAGCTTCGGTTTGGACGCAAGAAACTAGTGTGTTAGGAGGAGCTATGCGAAACAATCTTGTGTCAGAGCGTAAGCGGGCGGGACTGAGCCGAAAAGAGGTCGGCGATAAGATTCACCGCTCGGAGGACGTAATCGGCAAGTGGGAGCGCGGCCAAAGCTCGCCGCTTCTTCCCGATGCGATCGCGCTCGCAAAACTCTATGGATGCTCGATTGACTACCTTGCGGGGCTTACCGACGAGCGCCGCCCTATGGCAACGGTGTGCTAATGAACGCCGCCGAACGCATCGAGTACATGCGCGAAACCCTCATTGCGCTCTACCTGAGGTGGCTCGAAGAAGGTGAGCCGGTCAGGTGAAGTGGACTACCAAAAAGCTCAAGTACCTCAGCGACCACGCAGACGAGGGGGCGGAGGCAGTAGCCGAGGCCCTAGGGTGCTCGCCCCACGCCGTCGAGGTTCAGGCCAGCCGATACGGAATCTCCCTCCGCAAGGTCTGGCAGTGCCCGAAGTGCGGCATGCGCGTCAGGAAGCCTCTCTCCCCGAAGACGGGGTGGTGCGCGTCCTGCTCGAAGGAGCTGCGGAACGAGGAGATCGCGGAAGAGGTGCGCGAGTTGGAAGAGGAGGTGAGGCGGGAGGAGAGGGTCAACCGCGAGCGCCAGCGCCTATACAGCGCCAAGCATAGGCACAAGAAAACGCTCAAGAAACTGAGAAGTAAATGAGAACCGTTCAGTTACCTGCGGAAACATCGGAAAGGAGAGAACGTGACCAAGCAAAAGAAATATCCGGGCACCCCCGTCTACCACAACTTGAGCGCCCGGAACGGCCGACAGGCCACGAACAGCGTAACACGCCAGACCCGCATGCCGGCTCAGACGATGCGCATACCTGCCGAAATCGAGCGGGAAAACCAGATGCGGGCGTTCAAGGCCGGGCTTCTTCTGGGCATCGGCGTCGCGGCGCTCGTGTGTGGGCTGATCCTGTGGCTCTGGGTCATCCCCACCATGGACGCTGCGGTTGCGACCGCACAGGGGATGGTCGCATGAGGAAGATGGAGACCCCTGACAACCAGATGGCCCTTCCGGGGCTAGACCCCAAGGGCGAGCAGCGCATGGCTGACGCTAGGGCTTGGGTGAAGGCCCATCCCGTCGAGTTCGGATGGTACAAGGACAACGCCCGCGCGGAGTGCGCCCGCACCCACGACGGCAAGGCAAGCCCCAACCGCGCGCTCTACGGCATGCGCATCAAGTTCAGCATCGAGCTGCCCAACCACCTCGCCCCGTATCTGGCGCGCATCGCCATGGAGCAGGACAAGACCATCCGCATGAGGGTCGCGCGCAGCGACGCCGACGGCTACACGACGGCGGTGCTCCGATGAGCTGGAAGACCAAGCGCGTCGGCGTGGCCGAGTGCGTCATGTGCTTCCCGGAGGTGCCCACCAAGCAGCGACCGAAGTTCGACACGAAGCGCTTCCGCACCTACACGCCGGACAAGACCCGGCAAGCCGAGAAGTCCATCAAGCGCCAGTGGGAGGCCGCAGCGGGCGACCGCTGGAAGGACTTCGCCACAGAGGTTCGCGTGTTCATAGAGGTTCAGCGCCCCTTGGCCAAGAGCAACCCCAAGTACTGGGCGGGGCGTCCCGACCTCATGAAGCCCGACGCGGACAACTTGGCCAAGGTCATCTGCGACAGCCTGAATGGGCTGGCTTACCGCGATGACTGCCAGATCACGCAGCTTGGCGTGACCTTCGATCCCAGAACCCCATACAGCGACGAGTGCCTCATCCGGGTGCGCGTCGAGTACTACAGCGAACGATACGAGAAGGAGGCCAAATGAGCGCCACCACCATCAAGGCCCATTTCAAGCAGTACACCGGCAAGGGAGGGGCATCGACCCTTCAGTTCGAGGTTCTCACCTCGGCGTCGTGCTTCTACGACGCCATCAAGCTCGCCGGCCAGACGGTCGTGCTGACCATCGAGACCGAGCAGCAGGAACTCGACCTCGACGCGTGCGACGAGTACGAGGTGGAGCCTCTGCCGCTCGATGACGAGCCTATCGAGCGCCCCGCCAACGTTGACGCCGAGACCGGCGAAATCTACGACCCCATCGAGGACGAGGCCCGCATGCTGGGCGAAGGGAGCAACTAGCCATGAGGTACTTCGAGGACAACATCCTTAGCGGCGGCGATCTGCACGACCTGCACGACACCCTGCACAAGTCCGCTGGGGTTGTCGAGAGCAACATCCTGTTCGTGCTCACCAACGAGGCAGGCGATAGCGACGAGGTTTGCCTGTGCCAGTCGGCCTACAACGTCATCGCCGCGTGCGAGGCCATCATCGACAAGTGCAACGCCGACGTTGCCGACAAGGCGCTTGCCAACGTCCGGGACAAGATGGAGAAGATTCAGGAGCGAAAAGACGGTATGAGCGCCCTCCTCGCGATCCTGCTGGGGAGGTGCTAGCGGTGAACCTTACCAACAGCCTGAACCTTCCGCGCCCGTTCGTCTCTGCTGCTGAGAGCGACTACAAGTACACGCCCAAGCGCTACAGCGTGACCGCCCTTCTGAAGGGCACGCGCGAGGCCATCCTTCAGCGCCGCCACGACGACGAGATCACCCAGGACGTGGCGGACATGGTGTGGGCCGTCTTCGGATCGGCGGTGCACCAGATTCTCCAGAACGCCGAGGAGACCAAGACCCAGCTCAAGGAGAACCACCTCGTCATCGACATGCCCAACGGCTACCAGCTGAGCGGCATATTCGACCTCTACGACGATGCGACGGGCACCGTCACGGACTACAAGACGGCATCGGCTTGGAAGGCCGTCTTCGGCGCGAAGGATGACGAGGAGCTTGGGGACTGGCGCAAGCAGACCCTCATCTACTGCTGGATGCTGCGGCAGATAGGCTTCGACGCCCATCGCGGCGAGATCGTGGCGCTTCTCAAGGATCACAAGAAGAGCGACGCCAAGAACAAGGCCGACTACCCGAAGCACCCCGTCTGGCGCGTGGGGTGGGACTTCACCGACGAGCAGATAGAGCGGTGCGGCGAGTGGCTCGCCAAGCGCTTCGAGGAGATCGAGGCAGCCGAGAAGCTTCCAGACGACCAGCTGCCCATGTGCACCGAGAGCGAGCGCTGGCACCGCGCCGACAAGTGGGCCGTCATGAAGGAGGGCCGCAAGAGCGCCATCCGCCTCTTTGACAGCGAGGATGAGGCGAAAGCCCGCATGGAGCAGGAGAGCGCCAACGGCAAGGGCAAGTTCTACGTCGAGCACCGCCCCGGCGAAGACCCCAAGTGCATGGACTACTGCTCCGCATGCCAGTTCTGCAACCACTACAGGAAGCTCACGGAGGAGGCATAGCAATGACGGACGAAGGAATCTACAGCCTTCTTGCGAAGGCTCAGGCGGCCATGGTGTCGCCGAAGAAGAACGGCGTCGGGCAAATCGGCACGCGCAAGTACGCCTACGCGACCCTTGATGACGTGCTCGACGCCATCAAGCCGCCGCTCAACGAGAACGGCCTGTTCCTCACGCAGCGCACCGTGAATGGGGAGAACTGCCTGTTCATCCAGACGATCGTCGGGCACGGGAGCGAGACGCTCCTCCTTGACGAGGAACCCTACGAGTACGACCCCAACCCGCAGGAGTACGGCAAGCGCGAGACCTACGCCAAGCGCTACGGCCTGTGCAAGGCGTTCGCAATCGTGGGCGACGAGGACACGGACGGCGACGTGCAGCAGACCGCTCCGCAAGACCCGCGCTGGAAGACCACCGGAACGGCCAAGGCCGCTCAGACAGCCAAGGCGCAACCCGACAAGAAGAAGTGGCTCACGCGCTGCTTGCAGCTCAAGGCCCAGTGCATGGCTCAGGGCGTGAAGGAAAGCGGTCTCGACAGCTGGTACAAGGCCAGCTTCGGGGACGTGCAGCCCGGCGACCTGACCCTTGGGCAGGTGACCGAGTGGGGCAAGTACCTCGCGCAGATCGCCAAGGACTCAGACCACAGCAAGGAGGAGACGGATGAGCATCAATCGAGTGACGATTAGCGGCAACCTCGGGCGCGACCCGGAGCTTCGAGCAACCGCGTCGGGCACGCAGGTGTGCAGCCTCGCGGTGTGCGTGAACACGCGCCAGAAGGTCAACGGCGAGTGGTCGGACAAGGCCAACTGGGTCGACGTGATCTTCTTCGGCAACCGCGCCGAGAGCATCGCCAAGTACCTCGCCAAGGGTTCCCACGTGACCATCGCCGGAAGGCTGAGCCAGAACACGTGGGAGACCAAGGAGGGCCAGAAGCGCAGCAAGCTTGAGGTCATCGGCGAGGACATCGACTTCCAAGGCGGCAAGCGCACGGGGCAGGCCGCAGAGGATCAGCCCGCAGACGTCTACGACGACGACTGCCCGTTCTAGGAGGAGACCATGAACACCTATTCAATCGCGCACCTCGCGGCCATCGCGTACCTGAACTCCAAGGGCCTCAAGGCCGAGGGCGCTTGCAAGTACGTGTGCGACGAGGGAACCGCCGACGTCGTTGTGAAGGACGGCGAGGTGACCGTCCTCGTGATCGTGACGGCGAAGCGCCAGCGCGGCGAGGTCAAGGAACCGGAGTTCAGCTACAAGCGCTTGCAGCACATCGCCATGTGCTTCCTCGTTGAGCACCCCGAGGTGGACGCGCTCCGCTTTGATGTCATCGAGGCACTTATCGGCACCGGCGCAACCGTGTCCGTCAACGCGCTTGAGGGCGCTTACTACTGGGAGCGTTAGGTCATGCAGAAAGCCAAGTTCACATGGTTTCCGAAGCTCACCGCAACGGTGGCCAAGGTACCGGAGGAGCAGCGAGGAGCGATCCTCTGGGCCTTGGCCCAGTACGGCACCTACGGCATCGAGCCTGAGCTTGAGTGGCCGCTTGATGCCATCTTCGAGAGCCTGCGCGAGGACATCGACAACTCCAAGCGCGCCATTTCGAGCGGTGGAACGGGGGGACGCGGAAACAAGAAGGGTGCTTCAAGCGACTCGAAAGACCCCTTTGCAAACAGCGAAACCCCCCTTTCCGAGTTCTCAAACCTCGCTTGCGATTACATCGAAACGGGGGTTTTGGAAACCGAAAACGGGGGTTTGGAAGATGCCGAACCCAAACCAAACCATACCAAGCCAAACCATACCAAGCCAAAGAAGAGGTTCGTCCCGCCCTCAGTTGACGAGGTTCGCGCCTACTGTGCGGAGAAGGGCTACACGTTCGACCCGGAGGCTTTCGTGGCGTTCTACGAGTCGAAGGGCTGGAAGGTCGGGCGCAACCCCATGAAGTCGTGGCAGGCGGCTTGCACCACATGGCAGAAGCGGCAGGGCGACAGGAAGGAGGCCAGCCATGACGAGTACTCGAATCTCTGACGCGCTCAAGGGCCTCGACGTGCCGGAGGGCATCGAACCGGCAAAGCCCGTGCCCTTCGAGCAGACCGACGAGTACCGCCAGATGATGCGCAAGGCCCGCGAGTGCAGGCTGCGCAAGGCCGGGCTTCGTGGCGGCTACATGCGCGCCCAGAGCGACATCGGCGAGCGCGTGTGCAGGATCGTGGAGCGGGGCCGTGGCGCGTACCTCTGGGGCGAGCCGGGGCGCGGCAAGACCTACGCGGCGGCCCATGCGGTGCGCGTCGCCGTCGAGCGCTCCAAGGGCACCAAGCCGCCCGCGAAGCTCGTGAGCGCCAGGCACCTGCTGGACAGCATCCGCGACGGCTTCAACGGAGGAGACCGCGACGCTCTGAGAAGGGCCGAGACCGTTCCGCTCCTGGCGCTTGACGACCTAGGTGCGGAGAGGCCCACCGACTGGGCAATCGAGACGCTCACGGGCCTCATAGACGCCAGAACCGCCGAGGGGCTGCCGACCATCGTCACGAGCAACTACAGCCTCGGGCAGCTGCGCGAGCTTTGGGGCGGCATGCCCGGCGCTCGCATCGCCTCAAGGCTCGGCGGGGCCTGCGAGCGCATCGAGGTGACTGGGCCGGACAGGAGGCTCCGATGATCTCGATGGGACAGCTTCAGGGCCACTCCTTGGAGAGGGCCGAGCTTTACGGAAAGCCTCACGTGGGCGCGCGATACACCGGCAAGGGAGCGAGGGACTACGAGCGCACGCAGGAGTGGTGCTGCATCTGCGGCAAGCCCGCCATGAGCTGCCACCACGTGATACCGAGGGGGCGCGGCGAGCGCTTCAACCTCGTCACGCCGAACGGCAAGTGGAGCCTTCGCAGCCCGCTGTTCGCGCTCTGCGGTTCCGGCACCACGGGGTGCCACGACGGGTTCCACGGCGCGGCGCGATTCGTTCCCCGCTGGGTCTGGGACAACATCCAGTTCGAGCAGCAGTGGTGGGACGGGCTTCTGCTGAAGCTGTTCCCGCCGCACCATCCCGGCCTCTACGACTACGGGCGCTGGGAGATAGAAGACCGGGATACCGGCAGGATCATAACCATCAGGGAAAGGGTCTGACATGGAAATCAAGAACTGCGAACAGTACGTGCTGGCCGAGCTTGAGGCGGCCCAGAAGGAGAACGAGGAGCTTCGCGACCGCATCGCCGAGCTTGAGCGCGAGGCGGCGGAGTCCGATGCCAGGAAGGGCGAAAGCCCGGATGGCGAGGTTGAGCCGAGGCAGGTGCAGATCTACAAGCTCAATGAGCCGTTCGAGACGGCGTACCTCACGGTGAAGGACTCCTATGACTTCGGCCGCAGCGAAAACTGCCTCGGGCTTACCGCTGAGGAAATACGGGAGAAGGCCGCGACTGAAGAAGGGCTGCGCGAGGTCGCGGGAATCCGCGTCGGGTGGAGCCGCGATGAGGCCATGAGCGTGGATACCCGCATCTGGCCGTGCCAGCTGCGCACCGGGACGCAGACGTTCGTCATGGACTTGTGGGACAACGGACGCAACCTCGCCGAGGCTCGCGTCTGCAAGGACGAAGAGAAACCCAGAACCGGGAACTACTTCCCGGCGTATCGTGCGGAGGAGCTTGAGCGCTTCGGCCTCGATCTGCTCAAGAAGCGGCTCCTTGAGTACGCCGACAAGCTCGACGCGGAGGCAGCGAAAAGCGAGGGGGACGAGTGAGGAAAGCGCTAGTGACAATCGCCATCGCTGCGGCGGTGAGCATACCCGTTGCCATCATCTACGCAGCGCTCAAGACGCTACAGCTTCTCGCCCTCGGGCTTGCGTTCCTTTGCTTTCTGTCGCTCGTAGCTTGAAAGGAGACAAGATGAAAGACGTCAAGGCGGAGCAGGCGCGCATCCGCATCGAAGCCGCGCGCAAGCACCTCACCGAGGCCCTTGAGGCCGTCAGCGGGCCGGAGCCGGACTGGGCGAGGTGCGAAGCCTGCATGGACATGGCGAGCGATGTGCTGCCGACGGTCATCGAGGGTGAGCCGCGATGAGCCTGAGCAAGGACGAGTGGCGCGCCGGGTTCACCGAGGAAAGCAAGCCCATGGGCTGCATGGGGTGCCTCTTCCTCGTGCTGGCGTGCTTGGCGCTCGACGGGCTGACGGTGTTCTTGGGTTACCAGATCGTGATGCTCGTAAGAGACATCATCGCCGGTTGAGTTGACAATGCGGGCGGGGCCGAGAGCTTGGCGGCTAGGCCCTGCCGGACGAAAGGATTCTATCATGGCAAGGTACTACGAGATAAACGAGACAGATGCGCGCATGGCGCACGAGGCGAACAGCATGCGCGAGTTCAAGGCCGGCAGCGAGACCGAGGGCTACCGCGCGCAGGTGGACGAGGCCTACCGAATGGCCGAGGAGCAGGCCGAGCGGTTCCCTGAGCTTGCGGAGAAGGCCTACGCGCTCGCAGACAGGTTCGCCCGCAAGTACGCAGAGTGGCTGAACGAGGGCTACCGCATCGACGCGATGTGCCCCAGCGTCCTCGTTTCGGGCGGCGGGAACTTCCCTGTTCGCAAGAAGGAGCGCCAGAACGCCCGCCGAAGCTCTCACATGGAGCGTTATGAGAAGGTCATGGGCATCAAGCGCCGCATCGCGTCCATCGGAACCGGCGGCATACAAGCGGGCGACCCGAACGCGCTCGAAAGGCTTGAGGCCAAGGCCAAGCGGCTAGAGGATCGTCAGGACATGATGAAGCGCGCCAACGCCCACTACCGCAAGCACGGCACGCTTGAGGGCTTCGACGGCGTAGACCACGACGAGGCCGAGCACGTCAGGCACGACATGGAGCGTTTCGGGATGAGCCAGCCCTTCCCGTCGTGGCAGCTGTCGAACAACCTCGCCACGATCAAGCGCACCCGCGCGCGCATCGCCGAGCTTCAGCGCGAGAAGGAGGCCGGCACCGAAGACCGCGAGACCGAGATCAACGGCGAGCCTTGCACCGTGGTCGAGAACGCCGACATCATGCGGCTTCAGCTCGTGTTCGACGGCAAGCCGGAGGACGGCACGCGCGAAAGGCTCAAGGCCAACGGGTTCAGGTGGTCGCCCAAGAACGGCGCGTGGCAGCGGCAGCTCACGGACAATGCACGTCGGGCGCTCAAGGCTTTGGAGGCGTAGCCATGGCCAAGGGAGAGAGCTGGGACGGGTGCCGGTTCCTCTACGTGTGCTGCGACTACGGCGTGTGCCAGAACCAGATGCTTGAGGAGCTGGGAAAGACCTGCGACACGGAGAGGTGCGCCAACTGGATTAACGACCACCTCATCGACGCGCAAGACGAGAACGACGAGACTTGCCGGGGGTGCGTATGGAACGTGTCGAGATAGGAAGCGTCGCGGTGTTCCGAGACCTTGAGGCCAGCAAGGCGCAGGCGCTCAAGCCGCTTGAAGAGGCAGCCGAGGTCTTCGGCGCTTGGCAGGCATGGCGCGAGAACGGGCCGACGCTGGACAACACCGAGGCCGGTCTCGTGGATCGAATCGTTGACGAGTGCTGCGACACCATACAGGCGTGCGTGAACCTCGCCGCAGCATATGGCGTGCGCGACCTGACAAAGGCCATGCGAGACTGCGAGGATCGCAACAGGGAGCGCGGAAGGCTTTAGCATCTTTCGCTGGCCATACCATCCAGCCAAAGGAGGCATGGCCATGGGAAACAGCAGGCACCACAAGAGAAGGCGCACCAATCGCAAGCGCCGCACATGCACGCAGAAGGTCGCTTTCCGCAGCGAGCTCGCGGCGATGAGGGTAGGGGCACGGTACGGGCAGGACTGGTACCGCTGCCCCTACTGCCATGCGTGGCACCTCACGAGCAAGAACACGCAGCCGGGAGAGCGCCATGGATAACGAGCAGAGGACGCGCGAGCAGCTGGCCAAGCACGCCCAGAGGATGCGGCGCATAGGCTGCACCTTGGGCGAGATAGCGCGGGCGCTTGAGATCACGGTCGGCGAGGCCAAGAGGCTGCTCAAGGAGTCCTACAGATGAGCCGCATGAGGAGCTACTGCCCGCACTGCGGGCGCATCGTGCCGGCGGGCCAGCGCTGCGCATGCAGGCCGCGACCCAAGCGCAAGCCGACACAAGGCGACAAGGCCAGAGCCAAGCGCGAGCCGTGGAGGCGCAACTACTCAAGCGCCGAGTACCAAGCCGCGAGGCAGCAGGCGATAGCGAGAACCAAGGGCAGGTGCACCGACTGCGGCAGGGTATGCGCATGGCACGACGGCAAGCGGTGGAGGACTGCGGGCATGGGAGGAGAGGTCGACCACATCGTGCCGCTGTGCAAGGGCGGCACGAACGACCCGGCAAACCTGGCCCTGCGCTGCAAGAGCTGCCACGGCCTGAAGGACGCCAAGCTCAGGCGCAAGACCCCCTAACCCCTTGGAAAATCCGAAACGCCTCCTCATACCCCGCGCGCAACCCCACGGCGTCTATCGCCACGAAATTGGAGGTTCGGGGGGCCTGAGCGAGGGCGCAACGCTAAGACGCCAAAAAACGCAACGCTAAATCTCACACCCGCGATAGCCTCCTTTCACCCTACGAAAGGAGGCCGTTTTGCGCCCTATGCCAGACCTAAAGATCGAGGAAACGCCCGTAGAAACCCTCGTTCCGTACGCAAACAACGCGAAAATCCACACGAGGAAGCAAGTAGACCAGATAGCCGCCTCGATAAGCGAGTTCGGCAACTGCGACCCCATTGCCGTGTGGCACAACGAGAACGGAGAGCCTGAGATCGTTGAGGGCCACGGGCGAGTGCTAGCGCTGAAGCAGCTGGGCATCGAAACGGCCCCCGTCATCTCCCTTGACCACCTAACGGACGAGCAGCGGCGCGCCTACACGCACGTCCACAACCAGACGACGCTTTCAAGCGGCTTCGACTACGAGACTCTTACCGAGGACATGGACAACCTGAACGCCGACTGGGAGTCCTTCGGCTTCGATGAGTACCTGTACAAGGGCGCAAGCGTCGATGCAATCGAAGACCTCATGACGGAGGACTTCGCGACCAACGCCACAAAGGGGGACGGCGACACGTTCTCGTTCTCGCTCGTGTTTCCCATCGACGTGAAAGACAGCGTTGAGGCCTACGTGAAGGCAATCGGGCGCGACGAGCTTTCAGCCCGGATCATCAAGGAGGCTGAGGAATGGGAGTAGAGTGCGGTTCTCAGGCCGTCTTGTGCGAGTACCCCATCAGGCTCGACACGTATTCCGGCTGTTCCCATGGTTGCAAGTACTGCTTCGCACGCACAAAGGTGGACATCGAGAAGGTTACGATGAAGAACTGCGCTAAGCAGCTCAGGAGCTTCATCGAGGGAAAGCGCACGGCGGTCACCAAGTGGTGCGACTGGAAGATACCGCTGCACTGGGGCGGGCTTTCCGATCCTTTCCAACCCATCGAGCGCAAGGCCGGGGCCTCGCTCGAATGCCTCAAGGTGTTCGAAGAGACCGGCTACCCGGTCATCATATCGACCAAGGGCAAGCTCATAACAGAGGAGCCGTACATCTCGCTCCTTCGCAAGTGCAACGCCGTCGTTCAAATCTCGATGGTCTGCTCCTCATACGACAAGATGGAGCCGGGCGCGCCAACGTTCGAGGAGCGGCTTTCGATGGTCTCGAAGCTTGCGGGGAACTGCCGCCGCGTGATCGTGAGGGCGCAACCGTACATCACCGGAGTAAAGCGCGAGTTCCTTGCGAACATACCACGCTTCGCCGAGGCCGGTGCCTACGGCGTTACCGTCGAGGGGATGAAGTTCAAGCGCGGGAAGAAAGGGCTCGTGAAGGTTCGCGGCGACTTCTGCTACCCGGAGGACCTGCTTGAGGCTCACTACGCGCTTATCCGTGACGCCTGCCACGAAAACGGCCTAGCATTCTTCTGCGCCGAGAACCGCCTTCGCCCCATGGGTGACAGCACCGCATGCTGCGGCTGCGGTGATCTTCCCGGCTTCAGGGGGAACAGCTTCAACGCGGTCTCGATGCTCAACGGAATAGAGTGCAGACCGACCGAGCGAATGCGCGAGGTTGGGACAGCGCACTGCTTCAAGGCGATTCACCAGTCTCCCGGCTCTACCTCGATGCTCGCAAAGGAGTCCTTCGCCTCTCAGATGGTCAAAGAGGCCGCCGTTTACGAACGCGACACGCGCTACCACACCGAGGAGGAGACCCTTGCCTTCACCCGCTGGCTCAAGTCAACCGGGATAAGGGCCAAGGAGGTCAACGAGCTTACCGGAACCCAGATGGCATCGCACTACCTGTGCACGACGCCGGGAGGACAGACGGCGGTTCCAACTGAAGAGCACTTCGCGAAACTGAGGCGAAGCCCTAAGCTGCGCAACGTACCCGATTACATCCTCCGAATCGTGTACGGGGGGGGTTCCGCAGATACCGCTAGGTTCCTTGCCGCGCGGTTCGGAATAGCGGGCGATAGCGATGATTAAGCGGTGCGAGATATGCGGGCGGGAGTTCAAGGCCCAGCGAAGCACGGCGCGGTACTGCTCCGCCACGTGCCGCTCGCGCGCGGCCAGAGGCTACGCCTACACCGGCGAGCTTCAGGCTCCCGCCCCGTCCGCATCCATGACCGATGACGAGGTGCTTGAGGTCTTGCAGCGCGCCCACGTGGCGGCGAGCGACCTTTCCCGCGCCTCCATGCTCACGTCATCGCCCCTGTGCCTGAAGCTGCGCAGGGCCGCCAAGAAGATCGAGGACGCACTGAGGGGTGAGGGCCTGTGAAGGGCGCGAAGCCGAAGCACAACGCCATACGCCGGGGCCTCTCGGACTCCTACGGCCTCGCCGTGCGCGAGGGTTCCTCGGGCGTGCTCATGCCGCAGGACATAGCCGAAGACCCCGTGCAGAGCGAGATATGGGCGTGGCTCGCGCCGCCCGTGAACAGCTTCACGGAGCAGGACATCCCGACGCTGCGGCTCCTGACCTACTGGCACGCCGTGGCGCGTCAGGCCGAGCAGGCCATACACTCCGAGGACGGCAAGATAGCCATATTCGACAAGATAGGCGTCAAGCCCTTCAAGAACGCCGACGGGCGCGAGATTCCCTTGGTGCGCAAGAACCCGGCGCTCACGATCCTCAAGGAGGCGAGCGCAGAGATTCGCGCGCTGTCCGACATGCTGGGTCTCTCGCCCTTGGCGAGATCGCGCATCGGCCTCATGGACGCGACCGCGACCAAGACGGCGGCGGACACCGCAGCCATGTTCAAGAGCATCGACGCGGCATACGAGCTGCCGGAATCAGAGGTGGTGATAGAGGATGCGGAGGACTGAGACCACGTACTCGCGCGAGGGCCTGATAATGGCGCGCGACTACGAGAAGTGCCTCTCCTCCATGTGCCACCACGTCTCCAACGACAGCTACTACGGCAAGCCCTTCCTGCTCGAACCCTTCCAGCGCGAGAACATCTGGAAGCCGATATTCGCAACGGGGAGCATGGAGGGCGGTCGGTTCAAGCGCCGCTTCCGCCGCGTGATCATCGGCCTGCCTTCCGGCTACGGCAAGACCGAGCTTGCCGCAGCGACCGTTCTCACCGTCGCAACGATGGAGGTCATCCACAACGGGCAGTACGGCGTGGTCGCAAGCTCCAAGGATCAGGTGCGCAACATCTTCGAGAAGATCGCCACCATGATAAAGCTCAACGACACGTGGAAAGAACAGTGGGACATCGGCAAGGACGTGATAACCCACAACGAGACCGGCGCGAAGATCATGGTGCTTCCCAACAAGCCGGACGCCCTTGAGTCTTGGCACTTCAACGTGCTCATCTTTGACGAGCTGCACGTCTACAAGGACAGCAAGGTGTGGGACGCCGGGCTGAAGGGCCAGAAGGTTCTTTGGAACCCGCTTTCAATCGGCATCACCACCGCAGGCGACGCGCGCGAGGGCTTCCTTTGGGACACCTTGCAGAAAGCCGACAACGACCCCGGCATGTACCTCTACTGGCTGGGCCTCGATGACGGCGCGGACATCGACAAGCGCGAGAGCTGGGAACCGCTCATGTGCGCCTCTTGGGTCATGTGGGAGAGCATCCAAGACCAGCGCGGCATGGCCACGTCCAAGAGGTCGTTCGAGCGCTACACCGCCAACCGCTTCCCGTCCGACAGGGACGCGTACTCGTGCATCACCACGGCGCAGCTCGACCGATGCGAGCGCGGGCCGAACAAGCTCGACTTCGACAGCCCGTTCACCATCGGCATCGACGGAGCCACGGCTGGCGACTCCTATGCGATCGTGGCCTATCAGGAGCGCAAGAACAAGCGCGGAACCATGGTCGGCTACACGAAAAGCTGGATATTCGACACGCCGGACGAGGACACCGGGCACTACCCGCTCAACCAGATCATGGAGCTTGTGGCGGGCGTGTGCCAAGAGCACTACCCGGAGGTCGTTGGCATCGACCCGAACCGCATGATCGTCATGAGCAGCCAGCTCAACGACGTTTACGGCATCGAGACCGTGTCCTTCGCCCAGAACAACGCCACCATGTGCCAAGCGACCTCGATCGTGATGAACCTCGTGAAGGACAGGCGGCTCAAGCTCAAGGGAGAGAGGAAGCTTCGGCAGCACTTGGAGAACACCGTGGAGGAGGAGCGCGAGCCATACGGAACGCGATTCGGCAAGGACTCCCGCAAGTCCAAGATAGACGGCGCTATCGCCTTGGCTATAGCCGCGCTCGCCTACAACAAGCTCGTGTCGGGAAGCGAGGACGCCCCGGAAATCTACTAATCTCACGCCGCCCGTACCATGCCGCCAGAAGAAAGGGGCAGCATGGGACGTTTCTACGACATGTTCTACAAGCGCGGCGAGGAGCCGGAGCTTTCAGACGTGGTGCGCGTCAACCTTCCGCCGGGGTTCGCTCCCACACCGGCTGGATACGGCGCGCTCATGTCAATCGACTACGCCGCTTGCGAGCAGACCAAGGCGCGCTCAATGGCGTCTCTTCCGTTCAGCGTGGTCAACCACAGGCGCAGCGGATCGGAGCGCCTGACCAACCATCCGCTCGCGAAGCTCCTCAACGGCATGGCCAACGAGGAGATGACCGCCCCGGCGCTCATGGCGTGGACGGTGCTGCGCCGTGACACGTTCGGCAACGCCTACTGGTTCATCGAGTGGAACCGTGGGCGCATCGAGGCCATCTGGCCCATCACCGCGACCGTCCAGCACAACTACGACCGCGACGCGCCGAAGGGCTACCGCACCACCTACACCGTAGCGCCGGGCGATGACCACGTGCCCGCAGGGACGTACTTCAACCACGAGGTCGTCAACATCTGCACGCACGTGACCAAGGACGGCATCAAGGGCAAGTCGCTCGCGAAGCTGGCAGCCGAGGAGATCGGCCTGAGCCTCGACCTTGAGCGCTTCTACCGCTCGATGCTCCGCAACGGGAACCACCATCTGGGCCACGTCGAGCTACCAGCCGGGAACGTCATCAACGACGAGAAGAAGCTGAGCGCCCTGCGCACGGCAATCGACATGAAGAGCGGCATCACCGAGGCGGGGCGCGCGCCCATCTTCGGCTACGGGGCCAAGTGGGTTGCCGACCAGCAGACCATGAAGGACGCGTCGGTCATCGAGCAGCAGAAGTGGGTGCTGCATCAGGTGTGCCGCGCCTGCAACGTGCCTCCTTGGAAGGTCTACGACGGAGACCAGACGACCTACGCCGGCGGGCAGCAGTCCAACATCGACTACGTGACTGACACCATCGTGCCCGACGTGCGGTGCATCGAGATCGCGTTGCAGCCGGTTCTCGCGTCCTGCGGGCTTCCGAACGCGCAGGCCAAGTTCCGCGTTCAGGGCCTCATGCGCGGCGACGACGCCACCCGCACCCAGTACTACCGCGAGATGGGCTATCTGGGCGCGATCACGCGCGAGGACGTCCGCGACCTTGAGGACTTCGACCCGCTTGAGGGCATCGGGCTTCCGCTGTTCCCGCTGAACTACGGAACCGTCAACCCTGATGGAACCGTGAACGTTTTCAACTCGTCCAACGCAGAGAAGCCGAAGGAACCCGGAGACGGGAGCCAGACGGGAGTAGGAGGCACGAATGTTTCAAATCAAGAATGAGGCCCAGCGCGCGACGGTGTACCTCTACGGCACCATCGGGAGCGACTTCTGGGACATGGATTCGAGCAACACGGCCAAGAACTTCGCCGCGACGCTTGACGAGCTGAGTCCCAAGCCGCTCGACATCCGCATCGACAGCTGCGGCGGCGACGTGTACGAGGGCTTCGGCATCGCCTCGGCCATCCAGCGCTACGAGGGCGAGACCACCGCATACGTTGACGGCATCGCGGCCTCGGCGGCCTCCTACATCGCCGTCATGGCGGACAAGGTCATCATGAGCGACTTCGCGCAGCTGATGATTCATGACGCATGGACCTACACGAGCGGCAACGCGGCAGAGCTTCTTGTGGCCGCAGAGCGCCTTGAGGCCGTGGACGGAACCATTGCGGGCATCATCGCCGCACGCTCCGGCATGGACGTTGAGGACGTGCGTTCCGCCATGGACGCCGAGACGTGGTACGACGCGCAGGCCGCAGTTGACGCGGGCCTCGCGGACGAGATCATCCAGACCGAGCAGCGCGTGGCGGCCTGCATCGACCCGGCCATGCTGGCCCGCTACAAGCATGCCCCGAAGGCGGCAATAGAGGCGCTTTCCACCCCCAAGCCCGCCGAGCCGGAGGACGAGCCGGGCAAATCTCACGCCGCAAATACCATGCAGCAAAACGAGGGGTGCCACCTCCTCGTGTTGGGAAACAGGGTCTACCGGACAAAGGAGTAGAACATGGCAATCCTCAATTCCAAGCAGCTCTGGGCGGAGCGCAACCGCCTCGCCGAGGAGCAGCGCCGCGCCGTGGATGACAAGGACGAGAGCAAGGCGCTTGTCATTCAGGGCCAGATCGAGCAGCTGGACATCACCATCGGCCACGTCATCGAGGAGGAGGACGCGCTCCGCAACGCGCCCAAGCCCAAGCCGCACAACGAGTCCTTCGGCGTGCGCATCCTCGGTGTCCGCGACGAGTTCCACGGCCTTCAGGTCGGCTTCAAGAACTCCGCCGAGGTCGGCCCGCGCAACGCCGCCAGCGTCGTGACCGTGGGCGCTCCCACCGAGATCGAGCTTGAGCTTCCCGCGAAGCTCCCCGGCGTGTTCCAGAACTTCGCGAGCACCCTGATCGAGACGCCCGCCGCAGGCTCCGTAACCTACAAGCAGCGCGACAAGACAAGCGAGTCCGGCGCGCCCGCTACGTGGGCTGGCGTCACCGCCGGCACCAGCGCCACCAAGGCTCAGGTCATCTACGCGTTTAAGGACGCCGTCGCCAACAAGGAGACCATCGCGGGTTACGTGCCCATCTCCAAGGACACCCTGATGGACTACGACGAGCTGCTTGACCTCATCGAGCACGACCTCCTGCTCGACCTTGACGAGATCACCAACGGCAAGTACTGGAACGGCTCCGACTCCACCCACATCGTTGGCATCACCAACGTCACCGGTATCCAGACCTTCACCGAGGCCATGGGCGGCATGTACTTCGACGCCATCCGCATGATGCGCACCAAGGTCATGCGCAACGCCCGCCGCATCCCCACCCACGTGGCCGTCAGCCCGGAGGTGCGCGAGGCCATCGACCTGTACAAGACCGAGACCGGCCTGTACCAGACGCTCGGCTCCGACGTGTACTGGGGCATGCAGGTGGTCGAGGACGCGAGCTGCCCCGGCGTCCTCGTGTACGACTCCTTCGCAGCCCGCCGCCGCGCCATCCACGGAGGCACCACGGTTGAGATCGGCTACTACAACGACCAGTTCATCAAGAACGAGCTTTCCATCCTCGGCGAGCACACCAAGGCGCTTCAGGTGCGCTACCCGGACGCCTTCTGCCTCGCCACCCAGACCGACCTCGACAAGGCTCCCGCCGCCGCCGGCGTGGGCGCGTAAGGAGGAGTCATGTTCACCAGCAAGAAGCGCGTCATCCGGAACGGTTTCCTCGTTGCCTTCGAGGGCGAGGTCATGTCCGACGAGGAGGCCGCAGCGCGCGGCCTGCTCGACCCGGAGCCTGAGGAGAAGCCCAAGGCCAAGACCACCCGCCGCAAGGCCAAGCCCAAGCCGAAGCCCGAACCCGTTGAGGACGAGGACGAGGACGACGAGGGCTATGACGAGGACGAGGAGGCCTGATGCTCGTAGCGCCGGATTCAACCGTCCGCGTCGCGGCATCGGAGACCGCCGTCTTGCAGCTTGAGGCAGACGCCTCGATCGACTCCGCGACCCTGCGCCCCCGCTTCGGCGGGGAGCAGGGTCTTCCCGTTGAGGACAACGCCGTCACGCTGCCGACGCTCAAGGCCCCGGACACCGCCCGCATCGACTGGAAGAAGGGCGGCGAGACGCTTTTCACCACCTACATCGAGGTGGTGTCCCGCCACTACTTCAGGCTCGACGCGCTCAAGGGCTACGGCGACGGTCAGGACGAGTTCGACAAACTCCCCGAGGAGACGCTCTTCCAAGCGCGTCAGGCCGCGACCGACGTGTTCGAGCGCAACGCCCGCCGCTCCTTCGTGGCACGGATCGGGCGCACCAAGGACTACGGGCGCGAGCGGTGCGTGACCCTCGAACACGGCGACGTGCGGGAGCTGCTCACCGAGGGCTACGAGCTTGCGAGCGACTGCCAAGCGGTGCCCGTGGCGCGCTTCCCGCGCCCGTGCTGGGTCGAGTACGTCTACGGCTACGAGGAGCTTCCGGCTCAGGTGTCCCGCGCGGTCTTGGAGCTTGCGGCCTACATGCTGCGACCGTCCAACCGCCCCATCGGGGCCACGGGCGAGAGCACCGACGCCGGGTTCATCCGCTTCACGACCGCAGGGCAGGACGGCGCTACCGACATCCCGGAGGTAAACGCGGCAATCGAGCAGTTCGGACGGGGGGCGAACCTCGTATGGTGACGTTCAAGGAGGCGCGCGACGAGCTGTACCGGCGCATGGCCAAGGTAGCCGAGGGCTTCGCCGACCTCTACCCCGGCGTGCAGGCACCGAAGGTCTACGACGGGTTCCCCACCAGCGAGCCGCCGTTCTACATCGCGGTCGATTCCATCGTTGACACCGCGACCATGGGCGGGCGCGCCGTTCCCGGTGACGGTCAGCTCGACTTCACCGTTCACGTCATGTGCTTCGCGCGGCACTCCGACCAAGCGACGGCATCAGCCACGCTGCTCGCCTACGTGGACGCGGTCTTCAACGCGGTCATGGCAGACCAGCGCCTCCGCATGACCGTGGACAACTCGTTCCCGTCCATCGAGGCCGCCGGGGTTTCCGGCGACAGCTCCAAGTACCACATGGCCGCTGCATCCGTGGGCGTGCAGTGCTCCGTGTTCGCCAAGTGCCCGCAGAAGTTCAGGGAGGTAGTGCAGTGATCGCCACCAAGGATGTAGCGGTGTTCTTCAACGGGCACCCGTATCGGTTCAAGAAGGGCGCGCAGGTGAAAGCGCCCGATGCGCTCGTGAGGGCGCTCAAGGAGCAGGGGGCGGTTCGCGCCGCCGCACGGAAGAAGGAGACCAACGATGATTAACGTTTCCATCGGCATGCTGGGCGTGGCGCTTCAGGACGGAGACACCCCGGCCACCCAGCCCACCATCAAGCACGGCCTGACGGGCGGCGGCCTCGTCAACCCCGAGCGCACCATCGAGCAGAAGGCCGTGGCGTGCGGCCTGCGCGCCAACGCCGCCAACGGCGCGTACGTCTCCGAGGTCAACATGGGCGTCGACTTCGAGACGCTTGCCTACGCGGATTCCCTCGCGCTCTACTGCCTCGCGGCCATGGGCAACATCGTGTCCACGCCAGCAGAGGGCAAGGAGGGCTACTACAAGCACGTCATCACCCTCGGCTCCGTACTCCCGCTTCTGACCTTCTGGGGCCAGATCGGCGACACCGCGCAGCAGACGGTGCACAAGGTGGACGGCTGCAAGATCGACACGCTTGGCCTCACCTTCGAGGGCAACGCCCCGCTCGACATCAGCGTTACCGCAGCGGGCGTCGACGCGACGCTCTTCCAGTCTTGGGGCGACGTGGTCAACCCCTCGTGCTTCGACGGCTACTTCGTGCCCACCGGCGGCGACTTCAAGATCGACACCGCGAGCCAGACCCCCGTTGACGTGACCGTGACGCAGGGCAGCTTCGAGATGTCCAACAGCCTTGAGGCGAAGCGCGCGGCGGGGCAGGTCGTGCCCACCATCCTCGCCGAGGGCAAGCTGACCACCTCCGTGAACATGACCGTCGTTCCGGAGGACTTCGCGCTCATGCGCAAGTGCCTCACCGGCGCTGCCGACGGCACCAAGGTCTCCTCCAAGATCGTGTACGGCTCCGCGCAGTGGAAGTTCACCCACTCCGCCGACGCCAACTGCACGCTCGACGTTGCCTTCACCAACGTTCCGTGGAACTTCGAGATGCCGGAGGTCGACCCCGAGGGCAACGCCGCAGAGGTCGAGTTCAGCGCCGATGACATCGGCATCGACTCCGCCGACGGCACCCCCGTCACCGTGACCATCGTCAACAAGACAGAGAGCTACATCACCGAGTAAGGAGCAGCGATGAAATACGCCTTCGTGTTCACCAAGCCGGAGGACGGCACCAGCTTCGAGATCGAGGGCGGCCGCTCCGCCCTCTGGGAGGCGCAGGAGAAGGCCGCAGGCTGGCCGGATCGCGTCACCAACCAGAACCGCCTCGACTTCGCGTGGGCCTACGTTGCCGCCAAGCGCGCCGGGAAGCTCAAGGAGCTTGGCCTTGACGGCATGGAGTTCGATGAGGCCGTCGAGGCCCTTGCGGACACCTACGACGTGCTCATCAAGGACAACAAGCCCGACGCCCCTTTAGCGGACGCGCGCCCCGAATAGCCGCGCTGAGCCTGAGAACGGGGTGCTCGCCGTATGACCTAGCGAGGCTGTGCGACGAGTACCCCGCTGTTTTCGATGAGTACGTGGACATGTTCTACGACGCTCAGGAGGAGCGGGGGCGCAAGGCCGACATGGAGGCGCGAAGGGCGAGGGTAAACAGGATTTTCAATCGCGGGAGGAAATGATGGCGTTCACTCACGGCGGCGGCGTCCGCATCGAGGCCAAGGGGCTTCAGGAGACCATCAAGGCCCTGCGCTCGATCAACAAGGAGCTTCCCCGCGAGTTCAAGAAGGGCCTGAAGCAGGACGCCAAGCCCATCCTCACCGACGCGCGAAACAACGCCCAGTCAATCGCCAGAACCGGCGCTTACGCGTCGAGCATGGCCATGCGCGCGATCTCGAACGGAATACGCATACAGAGCACCGACCCCGGCGCGGGAACCATCGAGTTCGCCAACGCCGGGGCCGTCTACCTTTCGGGCAGGCGCAGGGGCCTCCCCGTCGGAGTCCCGCAGGGCAACCCTCCCCGCGCCCTCGTGAGGGCCGTACTGGACAACGAGGACGCCGTTGTGGACGCGGTTGAGACCCGTATCGAGCAGACCATAAGGAAGTACCTCAATGGGTAAGGCAAGCATCTCCATCGCCATATCCGGCTCCTACAACGCCTCTGCGGTCGAGAGGGCCGAGAAGTCCCTTGACCGCCTCGCGGTGAAGACCGCAGCGGCAGAGGGCTCCATGTCCAAGAGCTGGGTCGAGGCAGGCTCCAAGGCCGCCGAGGCTGGCGGTCGCATCTACAGCGCCGGGCAGCAGGTCGCCGATGCGGGCGACGCCATGACCGCCGGGGTGACCGTCCCGCTCGCCGCGATCGGCACGGCTGCCACCAAGACGGCCATCGACTTCGAGAGCAGCATGAGCCGCGTTTCCGGCGCGCTCAACGACCCCTCGGCCAACATGGAGGAGCTGCGACAGCTCGCCTTGGACATGGGAGCTGACACCGTTTTCAGCGCGTCCGAGGCCGGTGCCGCCATGGAGGAGCTTGCCAAGGGCGGACTGACCGCAGCCGACATCAAGGGCGGCGCTCTGAAGACCACCATGGACTTGGCAGCAGCCGGAAGCCTGCAACTAGCGGATGCGGCTAACGTCACCGTTCAGGCCATGGGCGCCTTCGGCCTCTCCGCAGACCAGACGGGCGAGGCCGCCAACGCCTTGGCGGGTGCCGCCGCCGCGTCCTCCGCCGACGTGTCCGACCTCACGCAGGGCCTATCTCAGGTGTCAGCTCAGGCCCACAGCGCCGGGTGGTCGATTCAGGACACAACCGCAGTTCTCGGCGCCTTCGCCGACGCCGGCATCCGTGGAAGCGACGCGGGCACCTCGCTCAAGACGATGCTTCAGCGCCTGTCCGCCCCCACCGACGCCGCCGCTTCCCAGATGGAGGCGCTGGGCATCAACACGCGCGATTCCAACGGAAACATGCTCGACGCCGCTAGCATCGCGGGCGAGCTTCAGGCCAAGCTGAGCGGCCTCGACTCCGCGACGCGCGACGCCGCTATCCAGACCATCTTCGGAGCTGACGCTTCCCGCGCCGCCCTCGTGATGATGAACCAAGGCACCGAGGGCATACAGCGCTACACCGCAGCGACCAACGACCAGACGGCGGCCCAGCGCCTCGCCGATTCCCAGATGGGCGAGACCGAGCGCAGCATCGAGGAGATGAACGGCGCAATCGAGACCGCCTCCATCCAAGTGGGCAGCGCCCTCGCACCGGCGGTGACCGACGCCGCAGAGGCCGTTGGCGGCGCTGCCGACGCCTTCAGCCAGATGGACGAGGGCACGCAGCAGACCGTCATCGGCTTCGGCCTCGTGGCCGCAGCGGCAGGCCCCGTGCTGTCCGTCACCGGGCGCATAACCAAGGGCGTAGGCTCCATGTTCACGGCGTTCGGCAGGGCCAAGCAGGACGTGGCCACATACGCCGACGCGCTCACGACGACCAACGTCGCGTCACTCAAGGCGTATCAGGGCAACGAGAAGCTGTCGAAGGCGCTTGAGAAGAACCCGGCGGCCAAGGCGGCGGGCGGCGTGCAGAAGTACATCGACGCCGTTACGGATTCAATCGTAAAGACACGCGACTATGAGAAGGCTGTTGGAAATCTCACGGCGGAGCAGCAGAAGGGTTCCAAGGCAAACGCTGACACAGTAGAAGCCCTTCAGAATGTGGTGAATGCACGCAAGAAAGACATGGATGCCGCCAAGGGAACCGTAGAGGGATACAAGGCCTCGGCCGCCGCAGCTCAGGCAAGCACCACCGCCGTGACCGCCCAGAGCGTGGCCATGAAGGCCGCATCCGTAGCGGCAACCGGCCTCAAGCTCGCGCTGGCGACCATCGCGCCGCTCGCGATCATCGCGGGAATAACCGCCCTCGTTGGAGTGTTCCAAGAGGCCAAGGAGCACGAGGACAACCTGAAGGCGGCAACGGAGGGCCTTACCGCAGCGACCGAGAAGGGCGTGAGCGCCTCGAACGCCGGGGCCGACGCCTTGGAGGGCTACGGGGCCTCCGCCGGTGCCGCCAAGGTCGACATTGACGAGATGCTTGAGTCCCAAGCCCAGCTCGCCCAGACGATCAGCGACACCAACACCAGCGCCTCGGCCCAGATGGCGCAGCTTCAGCAGGCCTACTCGACCATCCAGCAGTACGCCAACCACACCGACCTCGCCAACGACGCGCAGGCGCGGCTCCGCACCGCCGTCGACACGGTAAACGACCTGTGCGGCACGCAGATTCAGGTCACGGACGCCGCCAACGGCAAGCTGGCGGACGAGAACGGTGCCATTCAGGACGTCACGGCATCGCTCGGCAGCTACATCGACCAGAAGATGCAGCAGATTCAAGTTGACGCGCAGCAGCAGAACCTCTCGGCCCTCTACCAGCAGCAGGCCGAGGACATCACGGCGCTCACGCAGGCGCAGCAGGCGTACAACGAGAAGCAGAAGGAACGAGACGCCTACATCCAGAACTACATCAACACGTGCGGCCCGTACGTGACGAACGCTCAGGAGATGGCCGAATCGGCGTGGGAGGCTTCGCTTGCCAATTCCGAGGAGGCCAAGGCGGTCAACGACGCTCAGGCGGCTCTCGACGCTTGCAACACCTCCATCAACAACGTCTCATCGTCAATGACGGCGCAGGCCGCGATAGCCGAGGGCAACGCGCTCAGCATGCAGAACCTCGTGCTATCAAGCTCGACCGTATCCACGGCGATGAACGCCGTGGGCGGAGACATCAACGACTTCGCCACCGACCTGAGTAACGCGGGCGTGTCCGTCGAGTCCTTCCGCAGCCTCAACGACCAGCAGCTCACGCAGCTCGTCGCGTCGTGGGACGGCACCTCGCAGAGTATCATCACGACGCTCGACAACATGGGCATCGAGATGGGAGATGCGGGCCTCAACGCCGCAACGGCGCTCGCCAACGGCATGCAGAGCGGGACGGTCAACGTCGACACCGCCACGAGCATCCTGAAGGCCGCCGCAACGGGAGACTGGTCTAGCGTCTCGTCGCAGATGAACAGCGCGGGCATCAGCCTACCTCAGAGCGTGGCCGACGGCATAAACGCCAACAGCTTCACGGCATCCGGCGCGACCAACACCATGCTCTCCATGATCGCGCTTCAGCTCACGGGCGGGGACGTGCCGGCGGCTGCGCAGCTGCTCGGCCACGACATCGACCAAGGCCTCGCGGACGGCATCGCCAACGGGACGCTCTCGGAGGAGCAGGCGGCGCTACTCGGCGAGGACGTCATAAGCAAGGCCAAGGACACGCTGGAGTCCCACTCGCCGTCTCAGGCGTTCTACCGCATCGGCTCCGACGTCGACGCGGGCCTGTCAAACGGCATCAGCGGCAACACGGACGGCCCGCTCAGCTCGATCGCGCAGCTCGGTCAGCAGCTCATCGACCGAATCAGCGGGCTTCCGGGGGACGCGCAGAGCACGGGCAACAGGGCCTCAAGCGGCCTCTCGTCCGGCCTCGCGGCGGGAATCGGCGCGGTGTCCTCAAGCGCCCGCAGCCTCGCCAGCAGCGCCTCGTCCGGCGTCTCCGGCACGCCCTCAGACCTTTCGAGCAAGGGCCGCAGCGCCTCAAGCAACTTCGCCAGCGGCATCGGCTCCGGCGTCGGCTCCACCCGCAGCAACGCGCGGAGCCTCGCCAGCGCGGCGAGCAACATGCAGAACGCGGGCAACTCCTACGGGTGGGGAAGCCACCTCGCGAGCAACTTCGCGAGCGGCATCCGCGCGGGCATCACGTGGGTCTCGAACGCCGCGTGGAGCGTCGTGCAGGCCGCCAAGAACGCCATGGGTTTCTCCGTGCCGAAGGAAGGCCCGTGGGCGGGATCGGAGAAGGGCGGCGAGACCTCCGGCCTTCACCTCGCGCAGAACTTCGCCAGCGGCATGCTCAAGGGCGAGGGAACCGTCTCCGACGCGGCCAGAAGGCTCGCGAGCGCCTCGTACTTCGAGGCCAACGGCGGGGGCTTCTCGTCCGGCGTGCGCACCGTGGGGTACGGAGCCGCCCAGCAGGACGGCGGGGGCGATGCCGAGGTCATGGCGATGCTGGGCGAGATGGTGAATCTTCTGCGCGAGATAGCATCCAAGGACACCAGCGCCTACATAGGCGTCGACGCGGTGTCGACCGCACTGGCGCAGAGCAGCAGGATCACGGCACGAGGAAGGGGTTACGCCGTATGAGCATTGACCAGACCATACGCTTCGACGGCAACGACCTATCGCCGTACCTGCTCGTTACCGACGTGAAGCGGCAGGTGGTGCCCAAGCGGCGCATCACCCAGACGCAGGTGCCCGGCATGGACGGGGCACTCGTGTCCTCAGTGGAGCTTGACGCCATAGAGGTCACGGTGAGCGGCTGCATCACCCGCCGCCTCATGAGCGAGGTAACCGAGGCGCGCAAGGCCCTCGCCGCGTGCCTGAAGTCCGCCGTTCCCGCGCCGCTGGTTCTCCCGGACGATCCGACAACCTACCTCATGGCGCTCTACGAAGGCGGGGCGGAGCCGAGCAAGCCTGCCTACGTGCCGGACGTTGACCTCACGTTCCTGTGCGCAGACCCGGTGGCCTACGGGCAGCACCGCAGCGCCGAGGTGACAGAAACCAAGAGCGTGCGCGTGGGCGGGAGCTACCCGGCGCGCCCCGTGGTCACGGTGAAGCCGCCAAAGGGCAGCCAGTGGCAGATAACCAACGTGGGAACCGGTGAGTACGTGCGCGTGCTCGCGAGCTTCACGGGATCTCAGACCGTCGTGCTGGACATGGGGCTTGAGCGCTGCACGATAAACGGGGCCGACCACGCCGTGGACATCACGAGCGACTTCTTCTCAATCGAGGGGGACGCCTCGCTCATGGTGTCGGGCGGAACCGCCACAGTCGAGTGGGACGAGAGGTGGCTGTGATGAGGGTTGACGTGTACAGCCGCCATGACGCTTACGTGGGAACCATCGGTTCGCGCAAGCTCCTCGGCTTCGTGTGGACGGACTGCCTCAACGGCGAGGACACCGTAGACATAACCACGACCTTCCCGCTCAAGGAGGGCTACCGCCTCGTGTGGCAAGACCTGAACGGCGTGCCGCACGAGCACGTGTGCCAAGACCCGCAGGGCGCGAGCGCGGCGGGCCTCCCCATCTACAGCGACACGGCGCTCAACTCCATCTGCGAGCTTTTCGGCGACTACATCGAGGACAAGCGGCCCTACGGCTACAGCTTCCAGCGCGCGCTTGAGGTGTGCCTTGAGCCTACCCGCTGGGATGTCGGCACGGTAGACCAGCCGGGCACCGTTTCCGACGGCCTCACCTTCTACCACACCGACTGCCGCTCCGCCCTCAACAGCATCCTAGAGTGCGGCGGCGAGCTTCAGACCTCCATCACGGTGGGGGCCGACGGCGTGACGCACCGCCGCGTCTCCATCCTCAAGCACCGTGGAGAGGCCGACGGGCACCGCCGCTTCAGCTACGGCAAGGACATCAACAGCATCACGCGCACCGAGCACTGGGGAGCCATCACCGCGTGCTACGGCTACGGCAAGGGCGTAGAGACGGACGCGGGCGGCTACGGGCGCAAGCTCACCTTCGGCGAGATCAACAACGGCAAGGACTACGTGGAGGACGCCGAAGCCCTCAAGCTGTACGGACGTCCCGACGGCAATGGCGGCCTCAAGCACGTGTTCGGAAAGTACGAGAACTCGAGCTGCGAGGACGCGCAGCAGCTCAAGGACGAGACGCAGGACTACCTAGACCAGCACAAGACGCCCGGCGTCACCTACGAGGCGGACGTGGTTGACCTCGTGGCCATGGGCCGCCCGTGGGAGGGCGTGGGCGTCGGCGACGATACCCAGATGGTAGACGGAAGCTTCGAGCCGACCCTGCGCTGTCAGGGCCGCGTCACCAAGCAGGTCATCGACATGCTTGGCAAGACGCGGACGGTCACGCTTGGCAACGTGACCGAGAGCATCGCCGACATCTTGCAGCAGCAACAGCAGCAGATAACGCACTTGCAGAACCAGTCGGGCAGCTGGGACGCCGTTGCGGGAACCACGCCAGCATTCCTGCAACAGCTCATAGATTCGCTGAACGAGCAGTTCAACCTCAACGGCATGAGCTACATGCACGTGAGCTTCGAGAACGGCTTCATATTCTCAAGCGTGCCGCTTGACGAGGACGGCAGGCCGACCGCAACGGGCGGCACGGCCATGCAGCTGTGCTCGCTGGGATTCCGCATCGCTGCGGGAACCAAGGCCGACGGCTCCTACGACTGGCGCACGTTCGGCACGGGTAACGGCTTCGTAGCCGACTGGATCACGACCGGCACGCTCATGGCCAACCTCATCAAGGCGGGCCGCATGGTCGTGGGTGACCCTAACGACCCCGTTTTCATGGTCGACTTCGATTCCGGCGACGTGGCCATATCCGCCACCGCCTCCGTTGGCAACAGCACGGCTGGCGAGATCGTCATATCAGCCGACGTTCAGTACGGCCTTTCGGATTCCGCCACCGCGCAGCCCACGTCATGGACTACCACGGCCCTGTGGCAGAAGGGGAAGCACCTCTGGACGCGCGTGAAGATGACGCTCGCCGACGGAACGACCGAGTACACACAGGCAAGGCGCATAGCGAACGACGGCGGCATAGGAGCTAAGGAGGTAGTGGAGCAATACTACCTAAGCACCAGCAACACCACGCAAGCGGGCGGCTATTGGTCAACCACGCAGCAGACGTGGGTGGCCGGTCGCTACTACTGGACGCGCAGCCGCATCAAGTGGTCCGACGGGACTATCACATACACGTCTCCCACACTTGCCCGTGCGCTCACATCGGGGAACCAGTCAACTGACGATCTTGACGATTCCCTTACGCAGCAAGAGGTTTTCAACCGGCTAACGAACAACGGGCAAACGCAGGGCATCTACCTGTCGAACAACAGGCTCTATATCAACGCCTCATACATCGCAACCGGAATCATATCAGACACCTCTGGCAGGAATTACTGGAACCTTTCCAGCGGCTACCTGCGTACGACATCGGGCTACATCGGCGGCCTAACAATCGAGAACTCTTACATCGGTAACAGCATGTTCCGCCTCATGAGCAACGGAATCCACTTCTACTACTCAAGCTACGAGGTCGGCAAGATCGGAACGAACTCGTACTCGGACGATTCATCGAAGCGCGGGCTTGTCTTCGACCTCGAAAACGACGGCTCGTACATGACGTGGGCCGCGAAGGACAGCGCGAGCGCTGGGGCATACACGATGAAGCTCTCGTACATCAACCAAGCTTTCGGAAACTTTTCCTCAGACACCATTGCCTTCGGATGCAACATCGACGGGAGGAACTACACAGCCCGCAACTTCTGGATAGACCCGGACAGCGGCGGCGTCTCAGGCGGAAAGACGCTCATTTCCGGAGGCGGCATGGGAACCATCAGGCTCACGTCTCCCAGCGGAACCTATTGGGACGTGAACGTGAAGAACGGCGTAATCATTTAGAGGAGGGAACATGGACGAAATCGTTGTGAGCGCACAGGACGGCCCCAATCGTCCGGCAAACCCCGTTGACGAGACGCACGCAGAAGCTCAGCCCGCGAGCCTTTCGACAATGGACGCGAAGCTTGACCTTATCCTTTCTGCCCTTGGCATCGATATGAACGAGGTGAACGGATCATGAGATACACGAACCAGCAACTAGAGGCTATGGCAAATTCGTTAGACCCTGTGCTCAAGAGCAGGACGCTCGTAGGTTACAAGGCCGCCGTGAACATGCGCGCCATCATGGATGCGCTTGCTGCCTACATGGAGTTCAAGGATGGTCTCATCAGGGAGTACGGAACGGAGATTAAAGACGATTCGGGCAGGGTCGTGAACTTCGCCGTTACCCCCGAGTGCGATGGATACCAAGTCTTTCTTCAGCGTCTTGGCGAGGTTTCCGAGATTGAGCACGAGGTTGAGGTCATGATGGCGCACCCCGATGACGTGATCGGAGTTCTGAGCGGCGAGGAAATCATGGCCATCGACTGGATGATGGAGCACGGTGAGGAGCTTGCAGATGGCGATAACGCATGACATCATCCTTGAGATGAACAAGAGCACGGCGCTCGTGCCGCCGCGCGTCGTGGTGCGCGTGGGGGACGTTGCCTCGCAGACCATCAAGGCGCAGCTGCGCAACGATGGCGCGAGCTACACGCCCACGGGAAGCGCCCGGCTCGACATCCTCAAGGCCGACGGCACGTGGGCGCGGTGCACGGCCACCATCTCAGGAAGCACGGTGAGCTGCACGCTGCCATCACAGGCCGTGTCTTCTCCCGGCCTCGCCCGCCTCGCTCACTTCGTCTTTTACACCGGTACGGCCCGCGCAGAGTCCACCGAGGGCTTCGAGCTGCGCATCCTCCCCGCCGTGGACACCTCCGATCCGGAGGAGGCCGTCGATTACTACGACGACATGCTCACGCAGCTCTATCAGAAGTGGCTAGCCTACGAAGAAGAAGCCGAGAAGAACGAGGAGGCGCGCGTCAGCGCGGAGAACACGCGCAAGAGCAACGAGACGGCTCGCCAGAGCGCCGAGAGCACCCGCGCCAGCCAGGAATCAGCGCGCGTCTCGGCAGAGAGCGCCCGCGCGAGCGAGTTCGCCACGCTCAAGAGCCAGTCGCAGGCGGCCACCAACGCAGCCAACGGCGCTGCGACCAGCGCGAACAACGCCGCCACCTACGCCAGAAGCGTGGCGGACAACCTGCAATCGAGCGTGGTCGGGGACAAGGACGTGGCCGAGATGCGCGCCCAGATCGACAAGCTCGGCTCCATGCTCGCCGACTCCACAGGCGGGTTCTTCTACATGGACGGCACGGTGTACTGCCCAAGCTCCAAGGCGTCCGTATCCGGCAGCACCGTCACCTTCGGCTCGACCTGCACGGCGAGCGGCACGACCATAACCCTCAAGTAGAAAGGCAAGTAAATGGCAGACGCGAAGACCCTCAACGTCAACGGAACCAACTACAGCATCATCGACCAGACGGCGCGAGATTCCGCAACGCTGGCATCGAACAACGCCGAGTACGACCGTCAGGAGTTCAACGGCATCTACGCGGGCCGCAACCTCAACTCGCTTTTCTCGGGGCAGTCCGACCTCTACGCCTACCTCGGCGGGCTGTGCGACTCTGGCTTCGGCAACCTGCGCATCGGCGACTACTTCACCGTGCCCGTCGAGAGCAACAACCTCACGGCGCGCATCGCGGGCATGGACACCTACCTCAACGCCATGGACACGCAGCTCACCCAGCATCATCTCGTGTGCCTGTTCGATCCCATCGCCATTACCGACCCGGACTGGCAGACGACGGACGGGCAGTACCTCTACTGGGGAGACACCGAGAGCAATCAGGGCACGGCGGAGGAGAAGCACCCGTACCTCAACAGCAACCTGCACAAGTGGGAGACCGAGTGGCTTTTCCCGAAGCTCCCGCAGGCGCTCCGCAACCGCATCATCGACCGCCGGTGCCTGCTTGAGGAGCGCTACAGCGCGAGCGGCAACGTCGAGGAGTCCACGGGCTGGTCTTGGGCCAACCTCGGCAAGGTCTGGTCGCTCAACGAGATGGAGGTCTACGGCTGCCCCGTGTGGGGAACCAAGGGCTACTCCGTGGGCGAGAGCTGCCAGCTTCCCATCTTCCGCCAGACCAAGGATCGCGTGAAAGTTCGCGTCGGTTGGTGGCTTCGCTCCGTCGTGGGTGGGTCGGCGTCCGGCGTCTGCTATTGCACCAGCACCGGCAGCGCCAACAGCACCTCCCCTCGCTACACGTGGGTGCGGCCCCGCCCCGGATTCCTCCTCAGCTGAGACTTCAGCTGAACCATAGCTATACTTACGGCGACCGCCTTGCGCGGTCGCCCTTTGTTTTTGTTTTTATATGCCCGCGAAGCGGGCCGATTTTTGGAGGCGAAATGAGCCAAGTATTCGAGCGAAACAGGAAAGAGGCCGATTCCGACTACTTGAGCCTCGCCGTGGACATCCGTATCGAGGTTCTTTCCCTCGTGATGCGCGAGAGCGTAGTCCCCAAGCGCAAGCGGCTCATACTGGGCGCTCCGATCGCGGAGACCGCCCGCTCGCTCGTCTACAACGTCAACAGGGCCAACCGCTTCTACCCGAGCAACTCGTACAACGTCCTTGAGCGAAAGCGCTACCTCGGCCTCGCTCTGGCCGACTGCGACCAGCTTGAGCAGGACTTCCAGTGCCTCATCGCCATGAAGTGCACCACCGCGAGCGAGCTTGAGCGCATCTCCGGAATGATCCGCGACGAGGCGGACAAGGTCTCCAAAAAGCGCAAGTACACGCGCATAATCGGCAGGGAGTCGGCGGAGGACAGGCTTGCCGCCGCGAGGGCCGAGGCCGAGCGCCTAGAGGCCGTGGTGCTCGAACAGCCGGGCGGCTATAATGCGTAGCGGTTGCGCTTTGTTATTCGCGTCAATTGGTGGCTTCGCTCCGTCGTGGGTGGGTCGGCGTCCAACGTCTGCTATTGCAACAACAACGGCAACGCCAACAACAACTCCCCTCGCAACACGTGGGTGCGGCCCCGCCCCGGATTCCCTTTCAATGCCAGACCGAGTAAGCGAGAGCCGAAAGCCGAGCGCAAAGAGGAAGGAAGGCGCGACCATCGGCCTCAGCGCCGTAAATATGCACCCCGCGCGGGGAGCCGGACGCTTCTTGCATGGCCGGGCGCTCCGGCGCTCAGCCCGGTTTCATGGCCTCCCCGCAAAGCGGCTGTTCGAGCGCCACTGCTAGCCGTGCGGGGTGCCCTCCATGAACTCAGACGACAGGCGCGCTGCCCGCAGGGCTAGGCGCGAGGAAAAGCGCGCCCGCAACAGGGCCGAGAGAATAGAAGGCCTCACGCTTGAGCGTATCGCCGACATGGACGCGCTCTACGACGCCGCCATGAAATCGAGGCGCGGTGTGTCGTGGAAGGCGTCCGTTCAGGGCTACTGCCTCCACGTTCTGGGCAACGTCTACAAGGCACGCCAAGACCTGCTGAACGGCGAGGACATCCGGCGCGGCTTCCACGAGTTCGACCTCATTGAGCGCGGCAAGCTGCGGCACATATCGTCCGTGCACTTCAGCGAGCGGGTCGTACACAAGTCGCTGAGCCAGAACGCGCTCGTCCCCGCGATCATGCCGACGCTCACCGCCGGCAACTCCGCCAACATGAAGGGCAGGGGCGTCGACTACGCTATAGCGCGGCTCAAGAACCAGCTCGCGCGCCACTACCGGCGGCACGGAACCGATGGCTACGTGCTGCTCGTGGACTTCAGCGACTACTTCGCGCGCATCGACCACGACGCGGCCAAGCGGCTCGTGATGAAGGCCCTCGATGACGAACGTCTCGTGGCGCTGACAAACAGCCTCATAGACGCATGCGGCGACGTGGGCCTCGGCCTCGGAAGCGAGCCGAACCAGATACTCGCGGTTGCGCTCCCGAACCCCATCGACCACTGGGCGGAGGAGATGGCGGGGCTTGAGGCGACGGGCCGCTACATGGACGATTCCTACTACATCGACATGAGCAAGGACAAGCTCAAGCTGGTCTTGGCCTGCATCGAGATACTGTGCGATGACCTCGGCATCACAATCAACAAGAAGAAGACGCGTATCGTCAAGCTATCGCGCGGCTTCAGGTTCCTCAAGAAGCGGTTCTACTACGGCCCCACGGGCAAGGTCGTCGTGCGCCCGAGCCGCGAGGCCATAACCCGCGAGCGCCGCAAGCTCAAGGCGATGCTTCGCATGCTAGACCGTGGCGAGATAACGCTGAGGCAGATAAACCAGTCATACCAGAGCTGGCGCGGCGGCATGCTCAGGCTCGACGCGCACGAAACCGTCCTCAGCATGGACAGGCTCTACAAGGAGCTGTTCGGCAATGAATACCCCCCCCGGAGCGGAAATCCTGACCCTGACTAGGCTCAAGGCCGCCGCGTAATCTCACGCCGCCCATACGATGTGCGCACCCTATGAAAGGAGTGCGCCATGGAGCGAACCAGAGAGGCCATCGAGGCCGAGATCAACGGTTACAAGCAGCTTCTCGTGCAGAGCGACTACAAGGCCCTCAAGCACGCTGACGGCGTTATGCCAGATGAGGAATGGGAGCCGGTCAAGGCCCAGCGCGAGGAGCTTCGCGCCAAGATCAACGCCTGCGAGGCCGAGCTTGAGACGGCCCCCTCGGCTTATGTGCCGGAGGAGGCATGAGCGGGGATGCACTAGCGGGAGGGTTCGAGGCCGCCGCCATAGCCGAGCCGCTTGCCGCCCTCCTCGCCTTCACCGTTGCGGCTATCTGCTTCGTGGTCGTCAAGTGGGGAATGCCCCAGCGCCGCGCCCTCAAGGAGAAGCAGCTTGAGAACGAGCGCGCCATCGAGGAGAAGAAGCTTGAGATCGAGCGCTACCGCATCGAGGTGCAGGAGACGGCGGACAAGGCCCTCGACTCACGCGAACGCGAGCGCATCAAGACCACCCAGCAGCAGGTGGCCGCTCAAAACGAGCAGACGCGAGTCATAGAGGCGCTTTCAACAGGGCAGCAGACACAGACGCGGATTCTCGAAGTCCTGTCCACACAGGTCGGTGACTCCAAGGAGCGCAGCCACGAGATGGGCGGGCGCTTGGAGCACACCGAGGCCACCGCCCAGCGCATCGACCAGACCACCTCGCACATGGCCAAGCAGATTGACGAGGTTCACGCAATCGTCGTCCGACGCAAGGGAGCGGGCGATGAAGGTTAGAAAGGAGTTCAACCATGACCAAGGACGGAATCAAGAAGTGGTTCGTCGCGGCGGGCGTCCGCGCCGTCAAGACCGCAGCCCAGACGGCGCTCGCCGCCATGGGAACGACCGTGGTCTCCATTACCGCGCTGGACTGGCCGCAGATCGCGGCACTCGCGGCCACGGCTGCGGTCGCGTCGGTACTCACGAGCATCGTTGGCGTGCCGGAGGTGGAGGAGGGCGCAAGCCCGCTCTCCAAGCAGCAGTAGCGCTCCTTCTCGTGGCCCTGTTCCTCTTCGGCGCGCTCGTGGTATGGACTCAGCCGCAGCCCGTCGAGGAGGAGCCGGAGCGGCTCCCCGTCGTGTACGACACACCCGCCGAGCCGCAAGTCCCGCTCTACATGCAGACGGACGAGCGGTGGGGCGGGCTGCCCTACGCCGGCGCAGACCTCGCCACGTCCGGCTGCGGTCTCACGTGCGCGGCCATGGCTTGGGAGAGGCTTTCTGGCGAGACGTGCACGCCGCCCATGCTGCTCAACCTCGTGGGCAACGACTACGTTCAGGACGGGCAGAACTACATGCCCGGCTTCTGCGAGTGGATGGCGCAGCAAGACCCGAAGCTCGACTACACGGTTCTCTACGAGGACAGATCGCGGGCGCTTGAGGAGTCCGCCGCCGGGCGTCTGGTGTTCGGAACCATGGAGGGCGCGCTCCACGAGGACGGGCGCGAGTACGGCGGCCACGTGGTGCTCATAACGGAGAACCTTCATGACCGCATAACCATCCACGACCCGTGCGAGGCGAAACCCGTTTCGCTTACCTGCGACGAGTTCAACGCCGTTGCATGGGACTACTTCATCTCAATCGGACGTTCTGTTTAGAAGGGAGACGGAAATGGAAGGCAAGCCGACCGACGAGCAGCTTGATGCCATCGAGGAGGGCGCCGAGGGCGCTCCCGACGATTTCGACCCTGAGGAGGTCTAACAATGAACATCGCTGAGTTCATCCAGTGCCACGCCTCAAACTACACCAAGGGGCGCGGTGGTAACGCGATTGACGGAATGGCGGTGCACTACACCGCTACCTCCGCGAGCGCGCACAACAACCTCGTGTACTTCTCCCGCGCGGGCGCGAACGCGTCCGCCCACTTGTTCGTGGACAAGGACGGCACCATCCGCCAGTCCGTGCGCTTCGAGGACACGGCGTGGGCCGTCGGCAACTTCCCGCAGAACCAGCGCACCGTCTCCGTCGAGGTGGTGAGCGCTGGCGAGGATTTCACCGACGCCCAGATTAACGCGCTCGCGCAGATCTACGAGTATCTTCGGGCGACCTACGGCATCACCCGCGTGATCCGCCACTATGACGTGACCGGCAAGCGCTGCCCCGCTCCCTACGTCGACGCAGGTAAGTGGGCCGCCCTGAAGGCGCGCATCACGGGCGGAAGCTCGGCTTCGGCTCCGTCCAGCGGCTCCTCGCCGTCCGGCAGCGTCACCGAGCTTGCCAAGCGCGTAATCGCCGGCGAGTTCGGCAACGGAGACGCCCGCAAGGCCGCGCTGGGCAGCCGCTACGATGAGGTTCAGGCTGAGGTCAACCGCATCATCGGCGGCGGCTCGTCCTCCTCGCCCTCGGTTGACATCGACCAGATGGCCCGTGACGTGATCGCGGGAAAGTACGGCAACGGCGACGCCCGCAAGTCAGCGCTCGGCTCAAACTACAACGCCGTACAGGCACGCGTCAACGAGATTCTTGGCGCTGACGGCAGCGCGACCGGAGGTGCCGACATCGACGCGCTCGCCCGAGCGGTCATTCGCGGCGACTACGGCAACGGCGAGGAGCGCAAGCGTCGCCTCGGTTCTTTGTATGACGCAGTTCAGGCGCGCGTTAACAAGCTTCTTTAGGCCGCTCTCGGCAACATGAGGTAGACCGCCCCGCTCACGACGGTCATCATCGTTCGAGTATTCTTGCAAACGGGGC